CTCTGCTGCTGATGTGGTCATGGTCATCCTCCTGTGGAATAAACCATGACAGAAAATTCAAGCGGCGTAAGAAGGGCCTGATTGACCGCTTACCCCTTGAGCTCGAGCAGTGGCTCGATCAGGCCATTGGCATCGCAATGGGCGCGGGTGATCAGGTCCAGTTGACGTTCGGTGATGGGGGAAGTTTGTGCGGACATGGTCGTGCTCCTTGTGGGTGATGTGAGGATCAGGCGGCTTGCTGACTGGTCGGCTGATCGGCGGCCTTGGCGGCGGCGCTTTGGCCTGCAGCCAGGCCTGCCTGGTAGGCGGCCATCAGGGCGCTCTTGAGGCACCAGACGCCGACGTCGTGGAAGTCCAGGCGGTCGTGGTTACGGGTCTCCAGGGTCTCGATGGAAAGATGCTCCTGAGCGATCCGGGCGAGCAGCTGGTCGAGTTGCCGGGCGGCTTTGGCGGTGTGGGTCTTGGTCATGGTGATCACCCGGTTCCGCTTACGCATTGCTGCCGTCGAGGAGCGCCAACACCTCGCGCAGACCGTTCTCGATGCGGGTGAGATCGCCGACATGGCCCCAGTGGATGTGCTCAGGGTCGTGACCAAAGTGATCGTCGGCATGACGCTGCAGTGCCTCCAGTTGACTGCGGATGGTGGCGATGTGCTGCAGGTAGGCGTCTATGGCCTGTGGTTGGGTGGTGGGCATCGTCGGCTCCTGGTGGGTTGGTGACGATGCCATTCACGCTCTGTTCGCCAGTGAAGCCAAGCGTTCTGTTGGCATCGATTGACTATTCAACGAACATTTTTTGAAACAGGCTGCCGGCGGTTTGCCGTGTGGCCGGGAGTGCTGTCCATGACACTCGAACAACTCAAGGCCCAGCGCGAAGCCCTGCAGGCTGCGCGCTTCAGTGGTGTGCTCACCGTGAAGGCCGGCGACAAGACCGTGACCTACAAATCCAATGTCGAGATCCAGGCTGCGCTGTCGGATCTGGGGCGCGAGATCGCCAGGTTGCAAGGCCGGCCTCGGGCACGACGCATCCGCACTGTCTGCGGGAAAGGACTGTGATGAAAACCAAATTGATTGAAACCCTGCGGCGCAAAGTTGGCGCGATGATCGGCGGAGTGGTCGGTGGCTTCGACGGCGGGTTGTCGAAGCGGCGCATCAAAACGTTTCACGCCAGCCGCGCGCACGTCAACACCCTGATCCAGGCAGCCGGCGCCGACATGACCGCGCGTGCCCGCTACCTCATCCGCAACAACGGCTACGCCGCCAATGCGGTGGAGTCCTGGGCCGGCAATGCGGTGGGCACCGGCATCAAACCCTCGTCGGGCATTGCCGATGCGGTGCTCAAGGACCGGGTGCAACGGCTATGGCTACGCTGGACCGATGAATCCGATGCCGAAGGGCTGACCGACTTCTACGGCCAGCAACGCCGGGCGGCCCGGGAATTGTTCATCGCGGGTGAGGTGTTTTTCCGCATTCGCCCACGCCGGCTGGATGATGGGCTGACGGTACCGCTACAGTTAGAGATGTTGCCGGCTGAGATGCTGCCCTTGAATCACAATGAGCAACTATCCAACGGTCATCGTATTCGGCAAGGCATTGAGTTCGACCGCATCGGCCGGCGTGTGGCCTACCACTTCCTGCGACGGCATCCAGGCGACATCACCGATCCAGGGCTCTCGGGTGAGACCGTCCGCGTGCCTGCTGAGTCGGTGCTGCACATTGTCGATCCGGTCGATGCCGGGCAACTGCGCGGCGTCTCAAGATTCTCGCCGGCGCTGGTGAAGCTGTTTCTGCTCGACCAGTACGACGATGCCGAGCTGGACCGCAAGAAGGTCGCGGCGATGTTCGTCGGTTTTGTACGGCGGCCCGAACGGGAACTGGACAACACCGCCGACCGCGATGACCAAGGTGAGCCGCTCCTGCCCTTGGAGCCAGGGCAGTTGCAGATGCTCGATGACGGGGAGGACATCACCTTCTCAGCACCGGCCGACGTCGGCGGAAATTACGAAAGAGACACCCAA